TGAGAAGTGGCAAGCTAACCAAAGAGCAAGCCATGGAGCAGTTCAATATCAAGTCAGAGTTTGACATTACTAAACTTGGATCCAGTGCAGAAAGAATGCTGAGACTGGTGAACATCAGAAAGAGAGACAGGTCAGAATTTGAGAGATATGACTTTAAAAAGTACAGAGCTCTCCTGTGGATTCTAACTAAGATGAAAGTACTACCATACACATTCTATGTTAAGTATTGTAAATAATCGAACAAAATAATATATTAAGAGAATAATTATATCTAAATGGCATATAATCAAGAGATAATAGATCAACTTGAGGATCTTGGCTTTGAATATATCCAAGAATGTCTCAATAATAAAAAAGAGATGATCTCCAATAAAGGAGAGATTGTACTCGTTTCTGATAGACATATTCCAACCATTGATTACTTTCTAATGATATGGATTCCATTAAAACTTGGAATGAAGTTAATTGATAGAAGGACATGGTATAGATGGTTGAGAGAAGAGTCTGATAAATGTCACACTATAAAAAACATAGATGGTGAATTCATAGCTCTTGGCAAGAACATTGTGGCCAATGAAGGCAAGGGTATATTCTATGCTAAGAATAAATTCGGAATGCATGACAGGCAACAGCTTGAGACTAAGAATGTAGAGAAGTTTGATTTTGAATGAGTACAGTCAAAGGTTACAAACCACATGACAAACAGAGAGAGATTCATGATGCCATCAACCATGGCCATGAGAAGTATTATGCTCTCAACATTGGTAGGCAGTTTGGCAAGACCTTGCTTGGAATCAATCAACTACTATACTGGGCCATCAATGATAAAGGCTGTCGCATAGCTTGGGTCACTCCAGTTTATAAGCAAGGCAAGAAAGTCTTTGCTGATCTTGAGAGAGCAGTTGCAAAGAGTGGCTTGTTTAATTTCAATAGGTCAGATTTATTGGTGAATGGCTTTGGCTCCACAATTGAATTCTTTTCTGGTGAGAGACCAGACAATATCAGAGGTAACACCTTCGACTATATGGTTGTGGATGAGATGGCCTTCACAAGACCAGAGCTGTGGGATGAGGTCTTGAGTGCAACTGTCCTGGTCAAAGGAAAGAAGATTATCTTTATCTCAACTCCAAAAGGAAAGAATCACTTTCATAGATTGTGCATGCAACCAAACTATGATGATCGCTATGCTTACTTTCATTACTCATCCTATGACAATCCAATGATTGATCCAAGAGAATTGGATGAGAGAAAGAGGTCATTGCCTGATTATGTGTTCAGACAGGAGTACTTAGCTGAGTTCATTGACAATGCATCTGGTATATTCAAGAATGTTCATGAGTGCATTGGCACAGGAGCCAAGACTCCAAAGATGTTTGCTGGTCTTGACATTGGCCGAGCTGATGACTACACTGTTCTGTCAATCATCAATCAAGATGGTCAGATGGTGACAGCTCACAGATGGAGGCATGATGAATGGACCAGGATCATTGACAAGGTTGCTGAGTTGATTAAGCAATACAATGCTGTAACATTGGTTGAGGTGAACAATCAAGGTGATGTATTCTATGAGATGCTCCAATCAAGGTGCAAGAATCTCATCCATCCATTTGTGACAAGCTCCAAAACAAAGCCAATCATCATTGAGGACTTGGCTGTGGCATTTGAGCAACAGGCTATCTCAATCATCAATGAGCAATGGTTGATAGATGAGCTTGATAATTTTTCCTATATTTACAATCCGAATACCAGGAATGTGAGTTATTCTGCACCAGCTGGATTGCATGATGATGGAGTGATGTCAACTGCATTGGCTTGGCACAGCAGAAAGGAATTCACAAACAGAGGAAGATATATGGCTTTGAGAGTATGATGAAACAACTTGACATAAAACTACCAAATAAAATCAGTGACTGCACACCAGAGCAGATGACCAGATGGTTGATGATGGCTGAGGCAATGAAGGAACAGAAGGAGGATGACATCACACAGCTGTTAATCTTCCAATGTCAATTGCTCAGTCTATTCAGTGGTGAGTCAATCAACAAGATAAAGAGAGCTGATATCCAATCCATCCAAGTTGCTGCCAATCACATGCTCCAGTTGTTGGTGAGTTATAAATATCAAGAGCCAAAGTCAGAGATTGAAATCAATGGCAAGATATATAAATTTGAGAAAAACTTTGCTCATGTGTCAACTGGTCAGATCATTGACTTGAAACTGATTGAGGATGTGTCACAGGATCCATGTCAAGCATTGGCAATCATGTATCTCGAGAAAGGGATGGAGTATTGCCAAGAGGATGACAGAGGCAGAGTGTTGAATCCTAATGACAACAGATACAAGGAATTCAAGGAGCATTTCCCTGGTGATGAGTTTCTAAATTTCTTTAGTTTTTTTTTGGACTTATCTCAAAAGCGGAAGCTCGCTATATTAGGGATTCAGATGGCGAGACAGAGGATGGAAATGATAATGATGGAACAGGACTTAAAGATTCAGAGTGGTTTGGCTGGACCACTATCATTCATAGACTATCCAAAGAAATGGGACTCAGTGTGGCAAAGATTACACAACAGCCTTATGTGACAACATTATTCTGGATGAACTACTTTCGGATAGTGGATGAGAACGAACATAAACGCATATTAAGCAATGGCAGAGTTTGATTTTCTTGATGATTTTGGAATATCAGCTCAAGATGCTGAGCAACCAAAGAATGCTTATGACAGATTCATCATTGAGCTATCCAACAAACTTGCTGAGGAGTTCAGAGATTACACAAAGAAAGTTGCGAGTAATACAGGAGCATTGGCAGCGTCAATCATTCCTGTTCCAACTGGACAGCTGTCATTCAGATTAGAGGCAGAGGATTACTATCCATTTGTTGATGAGGGAGTCAATGCTGTTGGGACCAACAACTATGGCAGTCAATTCTCATTCAACTATCCTGGAGTATCTCACAACATGGCAACAGCTATCAGTCAATGGAAGGGATTGGATATGAGTCATGCATATGCTGTGGCATCCAACATCAAGCAGCGAGGATTGCAACCAAAGAGAATCACTGAGAATGTCATCAATGATAGTGTCCTTGAAAGGATAGGCAGAGACTTGGCAGAGCTCACTGGTTTATTATTTGAAATAAATTTTACTAAGAATGGCAATAACAATATATGATCAACCACAACTGATTGCACCAGCTGGCAATCCATTGGTGTTCACTTTCAGCAGTGATCAGACTGCACAAGCAAATTTCAGCTTTGTTGTTGAGTTGTATGTCAACAGCACATTAAGATTGACTCAAGAGGTATATCGGCAATTCAATACTCTTGGAAGGATAGATGTATCTGAGGCAGTTCAGAGCACATTGTCCAGTCCATTGGTTGTGGATGGGTCTCTGTTGACTTACTATGATACGGCCATAAATGAATACTATATTGTAGTCTATGAGAAGTATGGAAGTCCAACACCACAGATTCAAGATGATGAAACAAGCTCAACATTGTATGGTATCAATGCGGCCTTGAGACATCAGGACTTTATTGCTTGGGACTACCTTGACCATGCAGTATCAACAAGCAATCCAAACTCTGGAGCTGGAGTTACATGGTTGACTGATTGGCCAAGAGATAGAAAGTTTTATCTTGCTGATGATGAGAGATTGTTCATGGGCATCTTGAATGGAGATCCAGGATATTTCCAGGTCAGATATAGATTGTATGATGTCAACAACTCAATCATTGTTCAACACACTGAGTCATTTGCAGCCAATCAATTTCCTGTCGTTGATGCATCACCTCAGACAATCATTGCCAACACAGCAATCACACAAGCAAACTTTGATGACTGTTACTATTATGAATTAACACCAAGAGGAGCACAAACTGGAGGAAGTTATTCTGGAGGAGGTGAGCCATTTAATGTATACCTTGACAGAGATTGCAAGAGATATGAGACAAGGAGATTGCATTGGTTGAATAAGTACGGAGTATGGGATTCATTCACATTCTCACTGGTCTCAACAGATTCCTCCACAGTACAGAGCTATGGCTATCAGAGAGAGAAGGGAGTCTGGGATGATACGAGCTACACATATCCATTGTATCAAGGTGAGAAGGTTGACTTTGCCAAGACAGCAGCTGATCAGTTGGTATTGAATTCTGACTGGATTTATCAGAGTGTTCAACAATGGCTGGTGAGGAGCTTGATTGAATCACCATCAGTATATCTTGAGGTTGATAATGGGACAGCATTTGAGCCTGTGAAAGTTACCAACACAAGCTATCAATTCAAGACAAGGAGGAGAGATGGCTTGATTCAAGAGCAGATAACATTGGAGAGAACATACACATATACATCACAACTTAACTAATGGCTGGAGAATTATTTATTAATGGGAGGCTTGTTGACATCAGCCAAGATGCTCCCTTTCCATTGACATTCAACATCAGTGACATCAAGGATTTAAATGCAAGGAAAGGCAACAAGTCCAAGACCATCACATTGCCAGGGACTAAGAACAACACAGCTTTGATGTTGAGTGTGTATACTTTATCATCAACAGAGAATATCTCGGGTACTGATTCTGATTTCGTTGACTTTGATCC